CATCTACTTTATTAGATGATTATGAAGAGGGAGGTTGGACACCAGTAGCAAGTGATTTTTCAGGAAACAATGCAACTATTGATGCGACTAATAGTGTTGGAGTTTATACTAAAATTGGAGATTTAGTTTATTGGAGATGCACAATTCAAATGTCATCAAAAGGAAGTATGGTAGCAACTGACACATTTAGAATTCAAGGGTTTCCCTTTACAAGTATTTCTATTGCAGGAAATTGGTATCGTCCAAGTTCTGCTATAATAAAACAAGTTGATTTTGATGGGTTTGTTAATTTTAGTTGGGTTTCAAATTCTACTTATGGTTATCTTTTTGATAGTAGAACAGGAGCTGCAGGAACTACAATTCCTGTGAGTGATATATCAGACAATTCTGCAATGAGTTTTAGTGGAGTAAGTAAAGTGCAATAATAATTTAAAATAAATAAAATGAGTTTAATTAAAAAAAGAATACAAGACAAAATTGAAATAGTTGGAGAGTTTAAAACTATTCAAATTAGGTATGCAGACCAAATTATAGAAGATGATAAAATTTTATCACAATCTTATCACAGACATAGCGTTGAATGTGGGGACGAAACCTCAGCTATTGAACACAATGTAAAAGGCATAGCTGATTTATATTGGACTGATGATTTAAAAAAAGCATATAAGGATTCATTTAAAATGTAAATGTAAAAATTAGTATATTTATATCTTAATCATAAAATTAATAAAATGTCAAAAATTACAAAAGAAGAATTAAAAGGTTTACAAGAAATCCACAACAAATTAAGTGCTATTAGACACGATATTGGAATGTTAAGTGGTCAAATTCACAGTTTAAATCATATGCAAGCTGATGAATTAGCTAAACAAGAAGAAGCTAAAAAGAAATTAGTGGAAAATTATGGTAATATCAACGTTGATTTAAAAGACGGATCATATACCGAAATGGAAAAAGAAACAAAATAATAATAATGAGCTTACAGGATATGAAATTGTATGTTATGAATTTATCAGCGTTTACGCTAAGTTTTACTAATATTGATATGATATTAAAAATTATATTATTAACAATAACTATCCTGTACACAGCTCACAAATGGTATTTAATGTATGAAAAAAATAAGCGATAATATAAGCTATAAAGAAGCGACACGATCTGAAACAGCACAACGTTTAGGTATATCAAACAAACCTAAAAAAGAACATATTGAAAATATGGAATTAATAGCTGAGAAAATATTTCAACCATTAAGAGAATGGGTAGATCACCCAATTAGAATAAACAGTTTCTTTCGATCAGAGGAGCTTAATTCTAAAATAGGAGGAGCGTTATCTTCAGCGCATAAAGACGGTTTAGCAATGGATCTTGATTCGTTAGGAGGTAAAACAAACCTTGAGATGTTTCATTACATAAAAGACAATTTAGAATTTGATCAATTAATTTGGGAATTTGGAGCTGAGCCTAAATGGATTCACGTTAGTTGGAACAAAAAGAAAAACAAAAAACAAGTATTAGTTACTAAACGTAAAGGTAAATATTATCTTTATACAGATTGTAAAGGCTGTAAATGAAACGAGTTGAGTTTTCTATAATTGAACGTTTTGCATTAGGAATTTTAATAGGTTTTAGTTATTTACCTGAAGATTTTGAAACAAATTATAGTGAATTAAATATTTATTTATTTTTTATAGTGTTACATTTTAAATTTTATACAAATGCCAATACCTAAAAAAAAACAAGGAGAAAAACAAAGTGATTATATGATTCGTTGTGTACCACAATTAATGGATTATCACGATGAAAAACAAGCAATAGCTATTTGTTATGATGCATTTCGTGGGTCAATTGAATTAGAATCATATAATGATTACCCACAAGGAGCAACTAATAATGCGAAACGAGCTATAAAATTTAAAGAAAAAAATGGTTCAAAATGTGGAACACAAGTAGGTTGGACAAGAGCTAATCAATTAGCAAATAAAAAAAACATAACTCGTGATACTATTTCACGTATGGCATCGTTTAAACGACATCAACAACATAAAGATGTTCCATATACAGAAGGTTGTGGAGGTTTAATGTGGGACGCTTGGGGTGGTTCAGCAGGTGTTAATTGGGCAATAAATAAATTAAAACAAATAGACAAAAAATGAGAATATTACTATTGTTATTATTCATTGTTAGTTGTGGAACACACAACACAAAACCTAAAATACAAATTACACACGTATTAGCTGTAACAGAACAAGGCGATACATTAAGGCTTCCTATAAATATGATAAGACCTAATATTTATTATAATGTCATTTCATATCCAAATTATACAAGATATTATGATAATTGGTATAACAATAATTGGAATAGAAATTATAGAAATAATCAACCAATTTATGTAGAAAAAAACAATGACAAAATTATTAATAAACCTAAAGCAGAAAATAAAGATATATCAAGACTTGAGGTAAATGATAATAAAATAAAAATGAAAAAATAAATTATGGATATTATAAAACATATATTAGGAATTTGTGGTGATCATTGGCATCTAAACATTTATACTATTACAATAGTATTAATCGTAATTAAATTAATTTATGAAAAAAATTCTAGCAAAACTTTTTGGAGCAACTGGTGGTAGTATAGCAGAAAAAATATCTAACATAATAGATAAACACACATTCAGTAAAGTTGAAAAAGCACAATTTGAAAAAGAAATGGCACAAATTTGGATAAACGCTGAAGCTGATATTCAAAAAAATGTTAGTGATCGTTGGAAAAACGATATGAACAGTGACAGCTGGTTAAGCAAAAACGTTAGGCCAATTGTTTTATTATTTTTAGTTTTATCAACTGTATTAATTGTTTTTATTGATGCAGGTGTTATTGCGTTCAATGTTAAAGAAAAATGGGTCGATTTATTGCAATTAGTTTTAATAACTGTAATTGGTGCTTATTTTGGTGGTCGTAGTTACGAGAAAACAAAAAGGTAATGGCAAAACATATAACAAACAATTATCGTTCAAATAAACGCACTAAACGTCCAGGAGTTCATTCTAAAAATGCTAGCAAAAACCAAGTGAAATTTAAAAAAAAATATAGAGGTCAAGGAAAATAAAATTTTTTTATATATTTACGTAAACTTGCACAACCTAATAAAGTTGGACGGTGCTTGGATCAGGTATTAATTTTTTTTTCTTTTTTTTAGTTTTTTCTTTTTTTTTTAAAATTAAAAAATAGTATATAATTTAATAATAAATAATTATAACTAAAATATAACTTAAAAATAAAGCATATAATTACATACTAAAATGAAAAAATTATCAAGAAGTAAATTAATTAAAAAACTTGATAAAATATTTAGCATATATATACGAACACGTTATGCAAAAAACAATATAGCACAATGTTTTACTTGTGGAAAAAAAGATAATTACAAACGTTTGCAATGTGGTCATTTTCAATCACGTAGATTTTATTCAACTCGATGGAACGAATTAAATTGCCAAGTGCAGTGTGCCGGTTGTAATGTATTTAAATATGGTGAACAATTTATTTTTTCAAAAAATTTAGATATAAAATACGGAATTGGTACAGCAGAAAATTTATATATCGAAGCACATAAAATTGTTAAATATTCTACATCTGATATACAAGATTTAATAACTAATTATGAAATGTTAATAAAACAACAAATTTAATTAATATATTTATGATGTTCTGTACCTTTGTCTTTGTCAAAAAGGGAGTTAATTTTTATTAGCTCCTTTTTTTTATCAAATATTTTGTTTATATTTATATTTCATTTAAAAAACATATTATGACAAAAGAAAGAACAATTTCATACCACGAACATTATGTTCAAGTTGGTTTTTATCAAAATTTTATTAAATCAAAAGAAAAAGAAATTCAAGATTTAAAAAATCAATTACAATTTACTTTGCAAACTAAAGATGTTTTGGAAGCTAAATTAGAAGTACAATTACAAAACCAATTGGAACAATGAAAAAAGAAAAATTAACAGAATTGTATCATAAATACAAATTAGAAAAAGACGATTTTTTTAAACATCAACATTATACAATTATCACTCGTCAAGGTATAGATAAAATACAATCTATAGAACAAATAAAAATTACATATAATGTAATAAAATGTGAACCAAATTTTGCAGTATTTAAAGCAATTGCAATTAAAGATAATAATCAAATTGAAACATTTGGAAGTGCGTTAAAAGGATCATCATACAGCGAAGGTAATTGTCAAAGTTGGTACATAGCTGAAATGGCTGAAAAACGTGCGATGAGTCGAGCAGTTTTAAAATTAACAGGATTTTATGAATTAGGAGTATTTGGTGAAGATGAATCAGATAGTTTTAAAAATAAAACAACTAAACAAGAAATAATCAATAAAATTAAAAAACAATAATATGGCATCAATAATCACAGCAAGCATAGACGTAGCAAAATTACCCAAAGAAAAATTTGTTAAAGGTAAAAAAGGAGCGGTATGGTATAATTTTGTAATAAGATTACAAAACGAAACAACATATAATAACAATGTATGGATAACAGATTCACAAACAATCGAAGAAAAAGAAGCTGGTAAACAATCACTTAGTTTAGGAAATGGTCGTGTAGTGTGGATCGAAAACGTAAAAGATGGTAAAGGCGAAATTCAATTAGCAGAAAAAGAACAACAAGAAGTTGCGCCAAATTCAACAAATGACAAAGACGATTTACCATTTTAACAAAATAAATAATTTTAAATTAAAAGGGGTTTTTAAATATTCCCCTTTTTTTTTACATTTAAATAATGACAAACAGACTAACAGAAAAACAAACAGAACAATATATGATAATGCAATTGATCGAAGAAGATTGTATTATTGACGCCACAAAAAAAATAGATTATCCACCAGTTGCATTGTCATTTGGTGAAAAATTAATTAAAACACAATCAGGAGATTTATTATTACCAATTCCAATTGGAACATATGGTAATTTTAGTTTTATTCAAGCTCCTCCGAAAACCAAAAAAACATTTTTAATATCATTATTTGCTTCTATATATTTAGGCAATAAAAATACTTTTGGTGGTGATATTACAGGACATAGAAATAATAAATCATTATTACACATTGATACTGAACAAGGCAAATGGCACGCACAAAAAGTATTCAAACGTGTGTTAGATATGAATGATTTTGATTATTCAAAAGATTATCATACATTTGGTTTAAGAACAATTAGTTATAAAGACAGAATAAATTTTATAGATTATTGTTTACAGCACAAAGATTTTAACACAGGATTTATTATAATTGATGGCATAGCTGATTTAGTTTCAGATGTTAATAATTTAGAAGAATCAAATGCTTGTGTACAAAAAATTATGGAATGGAGTGCTAGATATAATTGTCATATAATGTGTGTAATACATTCTAATTATGGATCAGAAAAACCGACTGGCCATTTAGGATCATTTTTAGAAAAAAAAGCGGAAACACAAATACAATTAGAAGCAAACACAGTAAACAAAGAATGGGTAACAGTTAAATGTAAACGTAGCAGAGGATTTTCTTTTGAAACGTTTAGTTTTGAAATTAACAATATTGGATTGCCAATTATAGTTGGAGATTTATACGACCCATTAAATTAATGAATTACACAATTAATGATATTTTCAAAAAACATAAAGTTTGGGTAGATATCGTTTGTTCGTTCGGTTGTAATCCTCAAACAGCCGAAGATATTGTACAAGAAATGTACATAAAAATTCATAAAAAAAAACAATCAGGTTTAAACATCGATTACGGAGATAATGATTTTAATTATTATTATGTTTTCAGAACATTAAAAAATTTGTTTTATGATTTAAAACGTAAACAAAACAAAGTCAAAATTATAGATATCGAATATTGTAACAATATGATCAGTAATGATAATTTTATTGATTATCAAGTTGCATATAATGAAATAAAAAAAACATTAAATAAAATGTATTGGTACGATAAAAAAGTTTATGAATTAATAGAACAAGGACAAAGCGTAGCACAATTATCTAGAAAAACAGGAATACCATATTATTCGTTATATAATACATATAAAAAAGTTGTCAAATTATTAAAAAACAAAATATGAAATTAGGAGATTTAATTTTTTACATAACAAAATACACTGGAATAAAATATATTGTTGATTGGTATTCTAAAAAAATGGGTGTTGATTGTGGTTGTGATAAACGTAGAAAAAAATTTAATGAAATAAAAATTAAAAGATGGTAAAATTTAACAACGATGATTTCAAAAAATGGGAAAAATTTAGGCTTTCAAAAAAATCAACTATTAGTCGTACCGAATATAAAATGGTTTGCGACTTGCACAGCGAATATTACAAACATAAATTTTATGAACCCTGCACCTGCTCGCCAAAAACGATCAACAAATGGATAAAAGATTTAAACGTCATTTGGGACAATGGACATTAATAAATTACAAAAATTAGAAAAAGCTGTTGTTAATATTTTAAACATCGACGGTTGGAATTTAAAATGGTCTGGTAAAGGTGGTAAACATTACGATGCTATTGGCACAACTCCTAAAAACAAACAATGTGTAATTGAAATGAAATTTAGAAATAAATATTATTCAGAAAAAATGTTGGAGAAATTTAAATACGATGCGTTAATGAAAATGGATAAAAACATAATTAAATTATATTTTGTAAATGATCCAAAAGGAAATTTTTTGTTTTGGTTAAATAAAATAAAATTACCTGATCCTGTTGAAATGTATTGCCCAGATACTACGATATGGACAAAAAAAAGGTTATTAAAACCAGTTTACCTCTTGAAAGAAGAACAAGCTTCACGAATTAATTTAAATTAGCTTTATTAAATTTTTTGTTAATTAACCAATTAATTGTATATTTAATTAATAGTTAAATAGACAAAATGGTTTTATTAATAGACGCAGACAGTTTAATTTTTGCCAGCTGTTACAGGGCAAAAGACGATTCATTCGAAAATCCTTTTTATACCGACATCGAAGATTCAATTGTAAAATTCGATGAACAATTAATGAAAATTATAAACGATTTAGAAGATCAATTTGAAATTGACAAATACATTGTTTTTAATGGAAGCAAAGGTAATTTTAGAAAATTAATATCTAAAAAATATAAAGCTAACAGAAAAAAACAAACACTTCCTCCTTTATTACACGATATGCACCAATACGTGAAAGACACATATCATAGTATATATGGTTTTGGTATTGAAACAGATGATTTAGTTGCTCGTTATTGGTATAACATAGCAAAAGACATTGGTCGTGATAATGTTATTATAGTTTCAATCGATAAAGATTATAAACAATTTCCAGCTTTAATTTATAATTATCATTTTAAACATCAAACAATTTTAGATATAACACCACAACAAGCATTATACAATTTTTACGAACAATGCATAGTTGGTGACACAGCTGACAATGTTAATTATTTTAAAGGTAAAGGTAAAAAATTTGCAGAAAAATATTTTAAAGATTGTAAAACAAAATATCAATACACTAAAAAATTATATGAATTATTTAAAGAACAATACAAAGGTAAAGCAAAACAAAATTATATCGAATGTTATAATTTGTTAAAATTAAGAACACAATAAATATAAAATTATGAAGGATCAAAAAATAAATTTTAAAAAAGAAAAACCACACGCATTTGAAAACCAAATATTTCATCATTACAGACAACAAGCAAAACAAATTAACGATGCAATTGAATTATTAAAAGAATTTAATTATACGATAGTTGATCTTGAAGGTAATATTATAAGAAAATAATGAAAATTAATTTAACACATAATATTATAAATGACGAATATACAGAATACGTTTATGAAGCATTTGATATACAAAACACACAACAAAGCAATGTAATCATTGATGCAAATTTAGAGCAGCTCCCAGATGATTGGAAAATTGGTGTTATATACGGAGGATCAGGAACAGGCAAAACAACTATTTTAAAAAATTATTTTAAAAAAGAAATGAACACTTATAATTTTGATTATCAAAAGTCTTTGATTTCTAATTTTAATTGGTTGGATCCTAAACAAGCTACATTTTTATTATCAGCTATGGGATTGAGTTCTGTACCAACTTGGTTACGACCATTTCATACGTTGTCAAACGGAGAACAATATCGTGCTTCGTTAGCATATATGGTAGGTAAAGCAAAAAACGATGAAGTTATATTAATTGACGAATACACATCAGTTGTTGATCGTGATGTAGCTAAAGCAATGAGTAATGCATTGCAAAAATATATTAGACGTAACAATAAAAAAATTGTATTGGCATCTTGTCATTTCGATATTATGGAATGGTTACAACCAGATTGGACATATTCACCATTAAAAGGGCGTCTTGAAATAGCGTCAAGTCTTCGGCAACGACCAGAAATTAAATTACAGATATTTCGATCAAGATATGATACTTGGAAAATCTTCAAACATCATCATTATTTAACGCAAGATTTAAACAAAGCTGCTAAATGTTATGTTATATTATTTAATGACAAACCAGTAAGTTTTATGGCTATATTACCATTTCCACACGGAAACATAATAAATGGTTATCGTATTTCACGAATAGTTGTTTTACCTGATTTTCAAGGATTAGGTATTGGTTTTCAAGTTATAAATTATTTTGGTGGTATTTATAAAAAAGACAATAAAACATTATATATAAAAACATCAAATCCAGCATTATTTGGAGCAATGAAAAAAAATAATCATTTATGGAAATTAACAAATCAAATTACAAAAGATCAATTAAATAGTGAATTTATGGAAAGACAACAAACATCAGACAAAGGCGGAATGTTAAAATTACGTAACGCAATTACAAAATCATATAAATACATTGGTGAACCAATAAACGATAATACAGATGTTATTACGTTTAACGCTGATGCGTGGAAAGATGTAGCACAAAATCAATTAAATATTTTTGATTGTGGAGCATAATTTAGATATACAACACAATTATTTTTTAGATGTTAAATCAGGAATTAAAACATTTGAAATAAGACGAACAAATCGAGATTACAATATTGGAGATAAATTAATATTGAAATCATTAAAAACAAATAAGACAATAATAAAACAAATAAAATACATATGTGATTTATCAATTTACGATATAGAACATATAATAATACTTGGCATATGAAACAATACAATTTATTTTTTAACGGTACAATTTCAAATCATTTTAACGGACATTTAAATTTATATTTAGGAGATCAAGATTTTGTGTTTGCAAATGAATCAACACACATAATAGCAGAAATAAAAACAATTTCAAAAGATTATACATTTACAGGTAAAAAAGTTTCTTTTAATCAAGCGAAACAATATGCTTCGTTAAACAATGTAAAAGACAATTATGGAAGAATAATAAAAACATTTTTGTTTGAATATCATAAATACGTGGATAAACCTTATATTGTAATCGTACCATTTAAAACACCAACGTTAAAAGAAATTGATCAAAAGGAATTTTTAAATTACAAAGAAGCTAAAATGTTGTATATTGGTAAACAATTTAACGAATGGTTTGATGGAACATTAACACGATATGTAAAACCAAAAAAACAATTATTGTGCATTTAAAAAAACAATTCGATAGTTTAAAAAATCGACAAGAACGAAGATTGTTTGCATTAAAACATATAACAAATACAAATCATAAAGAATTATTGTGTTATGAAAAAATATCAGATTTCACAATTAAATTATTATTTTACAAATCAATAGGAGAAAAATATAAATATAAACGAACATATAAAGCGAAACATAATAAAGAAAGAGAATTTTAAAAAAAAAAATATGAATTTAAAACCAATAGAAATAGCAAATAAAATAATTGAATTATCAGGAATCAATATATTTGAAAACACACGTAAACGTGAATACGTAGAAATGAGAGCATTACTATGTTATTTATTACGTGAAAAATTAGCAATGAGATGGACAAACATTAGTTTGTTTTTTAGAGCTCAAGGAAAACGTATGGATCACGCAACTGCTATATATGCTGTAGAATTATATGATGTATATAAAACAACAAATAAAAAATTAGAACAAATAGAAAAAATGTTTACGTTTAAAACAGATTTAAATATAGACGAAATAAATCAAATACAATATTTACAAAACAAATGTAAAAAATTAGAAACACAATTATTTGAATTAAAAGGATCCTCTGATTTAATTACATTAATAAGTAAAATACCAAAAGAACACGAAGACGAAGCAATACAAAAATTAGATTTATTAATAAAAGGTTGGAAATGGAAAAACAAAACATATGTACAATAAAAAATTAAAAAAACGTGCTTTATTAATAATACAACATTTAATATGGAAACAAGAACGTAAATTAAATGTAATAGAAAATCAATTAGATAACCGTAAAGCAATTGAATCGAAATTAGTTGAAAAAACAATTAAAAAACATATACATAAATTAAACACATTAGAATTAATAAAACATTGTGTTGATGTGTATGAATTTCCAAAAAAAGATATAATATCAGGAACTGAATAAATTAAATAAATAATTTCGTTATATAATAAAGATTGAATAAACAATAAAAAATCAATTAATGGTAAACAAAAATGGCAATGATCAATTAAATGAAATACGTAATACATTTAATTATAAAGTATCAAAGCTCAATATTTTAGGAGAAAGTAAAAAAATCAAATGGAATAAATCCAGACGATTTAGAACAATATAATTATTATGGATAAACGTAAAAGTAATGGTGGTGTTAGACAAGGAGCTGGCAGACCTAAAAAAGCAGATGAATTAAAATTAATAGAAAAATTAGATGCGTTAATTGATAATGACGAAGTAATTAAAACATTAGGCAAACAAGTTTTAAATGGTGATAGTCGTGCAATGAGTTTATATTTTGGTTATCGTTATGGCAAACCAAAAGAATCGGTTGATATTTCTTCATCCGATGGATTTAATATTAATTTTAAAGACTTAATTAAATTTAAGTGATTGAAATAAATAAAAAGTATTCGCCAATAGCAGAATCAAATGGCAGATATTTTATTGTTACAGGAGGTCGAGGATCAGGTAAATCATTTTCAGTCAATTTATTATTAGTATTATTAACGTATGAATCTGGACATACTATATTATTTACTCGTTACACTTTATCTAGTACTTATATTTCTATTATACCTGAATTCATTGAAAAATTAGAATTATTAAACATATTTAATGATTTTTACATAACAAAAGATGAAATAAGAAATAAACGATCAGGCAGTAAAATAATATTTAAAGGAATTAAAACCTCGTCAGGAGATCAAACAGCTAATTTAAAATCATTACAGGGTGTTACTACATTCGTTTTAGACGAAGCAGAAGAATTAACTAATGAAGATACATTTGACAAAATAGATCTATCGGTTAGACAACAATTCAAACACAATCGAGTTATATTAATTTTAAATCCAACAACAAAAGAACATTGGATATATAAACGATTTTACGAAGACAAAGGAATACAAGAAGGAACAAACGACACAAAAGACAACATCACATATATACACACAACGTATTTAGATAATATAAAAAATTTATCGAAAAGTTATATTAATCAAATAAATACAATTAAACAACGTAGACCAGAAAAATACAAACATCAAATACTTGGTGGCTGGTTAAACAAAGCAGAAGGAGTTATTTTTACACGATGGAAAATAGGTAAATTTAAAAAAACAAGTGTTAGTGTTTTTGGACAAGATTATGGTTTCGCTTCAGACGAGAATACATTGTGTGAAACAAACATAGATGTTACAAACAAAACAATATATTTAAAAGAATGTTTTTACATCAAAGGTTTAACAACAACCGAAATAGCACGTTTAAATTTACAACACGCAAAAGAAAATTTAATTATTGGTGATAGTGCTGAAAAACGTTTGATATATGAATTAAAACAAAAAGGTTGTAACATAGTCGAATCAATCAAAGGTCAAGGATCAATTACATATGGCATTGCATTATTACAAGACTATGATTTAATAGTTGACGAACAAAGTATTAATTTGATCAAAGAATTAAATAATTACAGCTGGTTAGAAAAAAAATCAAACACACCAATCGACAAACACAACCATTTATTAGATGCAATACGCTATGCTGTATCGTATCAATTACAAAATCCTAATCGAGGAAAGTACTACATCAATTAAAAAGTTATTAAATATTTTGTTAATTAAATAAATTGTTTTATATTTGTAATGTAATTGCAATAAAGCAGTTATGTAAACAAAACAAAATGAACAAATTAAAATTTACTGAATTAGAAAAAGAAGTAATTAGAGGTTGGGTTGCTCTTATAACCACAAACAGTTTTCAAAAACCTTTTGATCCAAAAACTTGGGAGAATGAAATGCATTCTGCTATGAGTTATTGGGCTGTAGAAGCTTATGAATTAGCTGAAGCAACAGAAATTCCAATAAAAAAATTAAGAGGTGTTTTAAGTAGTTTAGTTAAAAAGAAAGTTTTTTATGAAGATGAAATTCAAGGAGATACTTGGACATCACCAAACAAACCTGCTTTTTTTGCTAATAGTTATTTTTGTGCTGATAATTATTTAGGAGATCAACAAACAGATGCTAACATAGATAAAATTAAAGATGCAATTAAATAATAACAATGGGAGTTTAACAGCTCCCATTTTAAAACAAACAAAATGAAAAATATTTACGAAAAAATTACTAAAGAAACTAAAGAAAAATTATCAGTTAATTTTGAAATTAAAGGGGAAAAATTTCAAACATTTATTGATTGGGAAGATGATTTTTGTTTAACACATTATGGAAAAGATGGGGAAAATGCTTGGTGTGTAGGTGGAGCTAAAGGATTAGAGAAAACAATAAATAATTTAATTAAATAAAATGAAACAATTATTTCAAACACAAAACAGACAAGGTACATTAGTACAAATTAATATTTTTGAACCGGGTATTAAAGACAAATTATGGAAGTGGTTAGAAAACGAACACAATGAAATTTTT